CTTCGAGCCTAAACCCCAGTTATAATGCCTCAGAAGGAGGTTATTATGACTGAAAGATTTAGGACGCAGAATTTGGATGAGGAAGTAGTAGAATATAAAACTACTTCCAAATACGTAACCGAAAATTGTACCGCTATGAGTTATACGGCGAGACCTGACATCTGGTCAGGTACGTACTCGCCTAGGACTCGTACACGGACAATGACGGACGTAGAAACTCCAAATTTCTACAAACTGCGCTCAGAAGGGAAGATTATAAATTCCCCTATGACGCAGACCGATGATATCGTTGAGGACGAACTAGTCAATTATTACCAATATACCGGTAAATATAAACTTGACTGTGTTCCTCAACGGAAAATTATCAGCGGTACCGCGTTTCTAAATGAAGGGACTTGCCCATCCAGCGTTATGCTGAATCAATGTGGCGTTTCCCTTCAAGATTCCCTTTCTTATGACCCGCAATCACTCATAGATCAAGCTATTGCTGATGCTTGGTCAAATATGTCTTTGGACGAAGTCCAAAGTTTGGTGATTGCTGCCGAGATGGATAAATCCATTAACTCATTGGCAAGCATCCTGAAACGTCTTTATAAGATTTTTAAGGCGTTAAGGACACATGATTTACGCAAATTAAAATGCGAAATCACGTTTAAAGAGCTTGCCGATAGGTATATGGAAGTACGTTATGCCATCCGGCCAACATTGTATGACGTTGCGGGAGTCATGTCTGCCTTACAAGAGGTAGGCAATGACGACAATACCCGACAAACGTTTCGGGGTCATAAGTATCACATTGAACTTGATAATTCTTCTGACGAGCATGACTGCTGGTCGTGGGATTATGGTGGGCTGTGGACAGTTAAGTGCACAGTCGCCCGCACATCTAGTGTGCAAGTCGATGTGAGGTCTGGGGTCCTTGCTGCTGTTCAGATTAAGAATAAACTCCCCTACTGGGGAATTCATCACCCAGTAGAAGCTATGTGGGAATTAGTACCCTATAGCTTCGTAGTAGATTGGGTTCTGAACATTAGTAAGATTATTGGTGCATGGACACCCGAAGCTGGGTTAAGTGCATTGGCCTCTTGGTATGTGGTCACTACAGAACATAAGACCACTGTCCAATTGATGGACTTTCACCATACGTTTAATGGCTCTAACGAATTAGAAGCCGCCCGCACTTCTGCGGATAACGTACGCTATAGTGTGATAAATACCACTAAGCAGAGAGTCCCAAACCCGAGCAGACCGATAGTTCCATCCTTTACATTAAGGCTGGACGTCCTAAAGCTCTTAGACTTGGTAGTGATGGTGAAGAATCTACTTTACCATTGACTACCGCCGTACAAGGAGAAATCCTATGCAAGACGATGTCATAACATTGGCAGTAGATGAATTGAACAACGACACGCCCGTAGACTATGATTTTACGCGGTATGAAGAATATCAAAACCGCAGTGTCTACATCGGAGAAGATCATGATTTAGCTTCTCCCGATACGTTGACGTTGTACAGGACGTTTCCTAAACCTTCGGGGAACTATAAGGGTAATGCTAAATCTACCCTCAAGTTTTCCAAGGCTTACGAAGTGACGGGTGTAGATGGGGTATCCACACTCACCGCCCCGTACATTTTGGAAGTGTCCCACTCAATTCCTGTGGGTGTGACCGCGGCTGATCGAATGATCATGCGACAGCGAGCCATAGCCATCTTGGACAGTGATGCCTTTATGGAGCTGTTGACCGCCCAACTTATGGTTTAACCATGACTAAGCTAGCCGAGAACATAATGGCTGCTCTAGTTGTGGCGATAACCATAACAGGTAGTTTAAAGACGTTAATCTTTAATCTGACCTTTTTGTGGAAACGGTTACAGCGTATTTTCCATACAAGAAAGGCAAAACTGGAGGACTTATGAAACTTAAGACTTCTACCAAGAAACGAGGACGTCGTAGGAAAGAAATTGACGTCCGCGTTGCCCTTCCTAAGGATTACCCATGGAAGGTCGCGCAAAATGTTTATGCGGACCTTATGGAGTACCTCAATGGAAAGGACCAGGTAACCTTCGAAAATATCATGAGAAATCGTGATTTTGAAGGTTACCTGAACCTGGCCGAGGCCTGGGGGCTACAGAGTATCGCTCCCACGGACGTACCAGTTCTAGCGGAAGCTAGGGCAAAGTACGCACTCGCCAGTCTCATTAAGAAGTTCCAATTTCGGACCGATAAGGAAATACGTAGGCAACGCGCAACGGAAATTTTCTTCGCTGCGGAGGATGCCTGCCATATCTATAACCAACAAGGTTATAAGACCCTTTCGGAACCGGAAACGGACTGGGGCGTGAAAGTTTTACATTACGCTCGAGTATTCTTGAGGAGGCTGCTTGGTGACCAATTACCAGGTCACCGAGAGATGTTGGACAGGTCCAGGCATGGGCCGGGAGCCACCACGAGCACAGCTAATGGTAACACTTCGTTGTATCATAAATACGCGGAGTGGCCATATGACTGCACGATCGGAGCTTACCGGTACGCCCGTTTCGCCATCGAGACTGACCAGCGATGGATTGGAGCACTTCAAAATTCGTATAGAAGCAGCATGGGTATACCTATGCATATGCCTATATGCGAGAAGGAGTTCTGGTCCAAGGTCATTAATGTCGTAGATGGCAATCGAATCACTTTTGTACCCAAGGACGCTCAGAAAGAGCGAACTATTGCGATCGAACCAACTTTAAATCTGTATCTCCAATTGGGGGTTGATGGTTATATCCGTAAGCGTCTTAAACGCTTCGGTGTTGATCTAGATTCCCAAGTAAAGAACCAGGAGTTGGCTCGACGAGGTAGCATGCCAAACAATGAAGAAAGATTTGTTACAATCGATCTTAGTGCGGCAAGTGACTCTGTAAGTTTAAAAGTTTGCGAGTTGCTGCTACCCAAAGACTGGGTAACTTATCTCATGGACCTAAGAAGCCCTCGTGGCCAATTAGGTGAGATGGTCTCTGTTGAGTACGAGAAAATCTCTTCCATGGGCAACGGTTACACATTCGCATTGGAATCCGCGATTTTCGCTGCGTTGATTTACGCAGTAATGAAAGCGGACGGGGGGAGTTTTGACAGGAATAAGTTTGCAGTATTTGGGGATGATTTAATTGTCCCTCAGAAATACTACTATAAACTTGTTGAAGCTCTTCGCCTGTCAGGTTTCAGGATTAATCTTGACAAAACCTTCGTATATGGTGATGTCAGGGAGTCCTGTGGTACTGATTGGTTCCAGGGGCACCCTCTTAGACCTATATTTCTTACTGAACAGCCCAAGACGGTGATGGACCTTTGGTGCGATTACAATCGCATTAAACGGCTCCTTTCTGTTTATTGGGAGGTCGGTGAGGAGTCAAAGGCTCTCACTTTACTCGGTAAATGGATTCCAGATAAGTTTAATAAATATCTGGGGCCTTTGTCGGATGAAGATTTTGACTCGTACAAACATACTGCTATTCCCCCTCAGGGGAGTTATGAGCAGTGTTTGTACAAATTTCCTAGGCTTATAGTAATACCTAGGAGAAGGAAGGGCAAAGACTTCCTCTTCAGGAAGTTGATGCATGACCTTCGGGGAGAAGCAATCAAACCTAACAAATGGGAGAGAAAGCTTCGGGGTGTAGGAAGTAGATTTACTGTCACTAGTAGAAATGCTATGACGGTAGGCGAGACGTTCTCCGTCGCCGATATTTGGCGATCAGAGTACAAGGCTGGGACCGACGCCACGGTATACTGTGGTCTCGGTCCTATCCT